CGCCCAGTAACGTGGGTGCAAGGTCGGCACATTTAACCGTCGTAAGCGCAGCGAGGGCGGTGTGCTAACACAGTGCTTCCCAAGACCGATTGACGTGGTGGCAGCCATCGATCGAGGTCTTGATGCGGAAATGACACACCTGCCAGTGTAGAGTTTCTAAGAAGGAAACCTTGGACGCAAGGTACCCTTATCCCTCCTTTCCTTTTACCAAGCATACATACCAACTCTTGTTCCAATGCATCATCATTTGATAGATCTACATCTTGTCCGCATTATATCACATAATCTCATGCTCGCACCTACAAACACCCTCCCAAGAAGTCATATCTTTCTATATTACACTCAATGGTTGGAATTGGACCTCAAGTAATGGCATCCCGATACACTGTCACTCATCCAGGGGAAACTCGCTTCTCACCGGGGACTCTACGCCCGGAAACTAACCGTAACATTGAATACGTTTACGCCGTGCTAACTTTAATGGCTACCACACATGCCCAATCTTGGTCCGGGGACTATATCTCGCTCATCTCAACATTGCTGATTCGGATACAGAAGGAGCTGACACAAGACCCTGCTCTACTCATCTCAGACTTAAAGCGGGCAGCTTCTGAGTTCATCGAGTATGTACGAGCCCCCTTAAAGGCTAAGCCGGCAGGGGCTAGTATCGCCCCCTTGGACGAGGGTGGTTACACTACCTATGCTCGTGACGCCATTGCTTTGTATGACGCGTACTTCAGTGCAGAGCCTGTTTCAAAAGGGATACATCTAATACAGCTTATCCACTCATTCTTGTCCATACACCGGGTCTTTAGATTGGTTACTGAACCGGTGTATAAGACAATCACAGACCCGGCCACTTATAAGACTGATAAGCAGTTGGAGGGCGGGATTCTGGCGGCTTTAGCCAACTTAGGTATCACACCTGCGGAGTTCCAACGTGTGTTACGTGAGCAGACTTCAGACTGGGTCTATAAGATCTCTACAAAAGGGGGTCCGAACGGGAAGGCTATATTCACTGCGCGTGCGGATGCGATTGCTCTATTTACTAACAGTACGGTCATGAAGGCCTTCACGGCGCTAGCTGAGCACATGAAGATGGGCTCATTAGTTAATGACATGCTCTCTTGTGTCGATCTACCAGACTTTGTTTCTCCCAGAGAGGATGATTACAAGTTAGGCCGTTTACATACTATCGAGGAATGGGGAGGCAAGATGCGAGTAGTTGCTATCGTGGATTATTGGACCCAGACTTTACTTGACCCTATCCACCAGACGGTCAATTATTTCCTACGGGGCTTACAGGCTGATGGGACCTTTGATCAAACTGCTGTTGCAGAGATAGTCAAGGCGAGAACCCGTGATATCAGTGGTACTGTCTACTCTTTTGATCTATCCGCAGCCACTGACCGTCTACCGGTCATCTTTCAGGAATCCATATTGGCTACTCTTTTC